GGGTGTTTTCATGATACGCCAGGGCTACCGACTACCCCAAAACGAAGTGTTCTACGCTGCTAAAGGTAGATCACACCCAGTTTCCCATCTAATCTTCTCCAGATCAGTGGGAGGAAGCCAAGTAGAACTTGACTTCCCATAGACCGCTAGGCCTATGCTCGTACTCGTCTTTCGACGAATGGTATACTCTACTAGTTTCGCCCGGCTTTTTACGCCGGATAGTAGAGCGTACATATCGACAGTAAACCGTCGATTGGAGGCATCGCACATAGCTTCATCAGCGAATGCACGTTGCCTGAGCTCCTCGCACCTCCAGGTCATGCTCCTTCGGTCGAAGGAACATGTTGAAGATGAAAGATGCTCATCCCCGTACGCATCGATTCCAGTATCAGCATTCCCTTTGACGGGTCTGTAGAATTGGAACCGATGTGGGATATGGCTCAGAATAATCGAGTCAGTCCCGTAAAAGAACAACCGCGAGCGGTCATTCCGTTTCGTCAGGTTCACCCACTTGAATAAGTTCTGAAGTGAATCCAGCTTCTCATCAAGTGTGTACGGACGCACGTCTTCACCATTAAACCAGTCTGAACCGCAGGACTCCCTGAAGGGCCCATTAACAAAGGTCTTATTTGCATTAGGAGTAAAGCCCAAAACCTTTAACAGTCTTAGAACTTCACCCGACTTGCTTTGCCTTACGATAATGTCGTCTCCGTAAACGAGAAAATCCGTTCCGGGTTCGCCACAACCGCAGGCGCTGCAACAAGCTGCAAATATCAGGGACTCTAACGGAAAACAGAAGCCGTTCCCCATTGAACAAAACTTAGAATACCTCTCGCGAGATTTTCCAAGCTTGAAGTATTTACTGCGAGTGGCATCAAGTAACTCAAACCACTCCGGGGGAATGATGCTCCGCACTAGACCAATCGAAATACTGTCAGAAGCTGACGACAGGTCGATGGTCACGTACGGATCAACAGAGTCAGGGATACTCCCTAAGCGGGCGTACTCCTGGTTCTTACTCTGGTCAGACAAATCAATACCAACCCTAGCCAGGCGTTTCCGCATGACCTGATCGATACCTTTCTGTACAAAACCGTTGAGTAACGGCTCGACCGCGATCGCGCGATGCGTTTTCGCAGTCTTAGGTACGAAGGATATTTTATTGTAGTCGATATAGCTTACTTTGGCCTTGAAAGCAAACTTCGCGCTCTCAAAGTCATAGCAGACAAGGAAAAGATCCCGCACGGGCTCACAACTTCCAGAGATTCTGGAATATAACAAGTGAGACAGGTGAGGATTCCTCATCAGTGACCAGT